CTTCACAGTACCTGCAAACTTTTAATATATATATATTATTTATCTTCAATGTCAAACCATCCAACAATTGATCCCAGCCCGGTAAAAGCTGCTACTGTATAAATAACCTCTGCCTTACCGATTGGATCCCAATTACAATTTACTGCTTTGTAAATACATTTTATTTCTCCAACTATAATTAAAACTATTATTAGTAGTTGAATGTACTTCAATATTCTCATGGTTTTAAGTTTAAGGGTTAATTTTAATTGATTTATTCCCAGTCAATTTTTCCCATCTGTCTTTTGACAATATTGAGCCTTTGTTTGGCTATTTTAAAATATTCACTATCTAATTCTATACCAACGAAATTAAAGCCCTCTAATTTACATGCCTTGCCTGTGCTACCAGAGCCCATGAATGGGTCTAATACTGTTCCATTTGGTGGGGTAACTAATCTAACAAGGTATTGCATTAGCTTAGTAGGTTTTACTGTTGGATGATTGTTCTTTGCAATGCTTTTATTTCTCTGAAAGGCATTCTTAATTTCTTTATTTCTACCATCATGGCTATATTGTTTTTCTTCAAGTCCATCCAGCCCCTCATTCCTATCTGCTTTTGATGCTTTAGCACAATAAAAAAATCGGGCTGCCGAACCACTATCACCAAAACCACCATCTCGCATCTCAAAGTTTTTCATTACACTTTCTGCCTTACCATCTCTTTTGTTCCCATAGTGTTTTAAATTATATCCACTCTTTGTATCAGGGAACAAATCCAATACCATTTGACTACCATCGTGTATAAAGTTTGCAGGGAAACGACCTTGCGAATTTTCCTCTAATTTTGCTCCATTATCTTCTGATGGATTCCAAATACCTCCTTTTGGTTTTGACCATTTCTTTGCTTTGCCCTCAATTCTACATCCATCAATATTTATTCCACCTGTCCCCCACTTCAAAACATTAGCTGCTATCGTTTTTTCCGATAGTGGCTTTCTGGCTACTGTTATCGGTTCTAAGGCAGGTTTTAAAGAAGTTCCCCATCCATCCCACTGTTCGGCTTCGGGGGTAGCGGGGGTGGTAATATCTATTTCTTTATCAGCTTTATTATTTCCATCTGTAAAAGCAAAAGTTTTTCCACTTCCTATTCCTGATGTTTTTTTCATAACCATCTTCTTTTCTGAACGCTTATTAAATAAATCTGCATCTGTTATTTCTTTTACCATTACAGGAATTGGGGTTTTTCCTTTCATCTTATCAATAGATTTGCTAATATTATGACTTTTCGGAAATCCTGATCCATATACCCACGCAATCATATCCCTTATTTCAAATCCTGCGTCTTCTATTGCACAGGTTATCCTATGTGTTGTTCTCGTTCCACCAAAACATAATAATATCCCACCCGGTTTTAACACCCTTAACATTTCTTTGCAAATCGGACTAAACCATTTTTGATATTCAATCATTGCTAAATGTCTGGTATTAGGAAATTTTGGATTATCACAATTACAAGGATTAGAACTAAATCTCCATTTATCACAATTTAAACATTTAACATTATTTCCACGTGTATAGTTTGGCAGTTTTTTAAACCCACCCAATTTACCTGCACAACTTTCATTAAATGATTTTCCTGCCTTACCTTTCCAAGGGGCATCCCATTCTTTACCCATAAATTCCAATCCATAAGGTGGGTCTGTTACTATTGAATCAATGCTATTGTCGGACATTTGACCCATAGCTTCCATGCAATCCATATTATATATGCCGGCTTTCATTGATTTATTAATTTATATATTTCTTCCCAATCTTCCGGCATACCCCCAAGATTTCTGTCATCTATATACATATCTGCATAGATTTTTGGGGATGGTTGGAAATTAATTTGTTCGTATGGCACATTTACATTGACCAGAATATCTTGCAACTTCCTTAATTTTAACCATTCATATACGGCTATAAGCTCGGACCCGCCTCTGCATGTCCAGATAATTAATGTATGACCTTCATTAAGCAATCTTTTTAAGACATTAACCACGTTAGGTTTTGGTTCTCCTATATCTGGATATCTATGATCAACGATTGTTCCATCAAAATCAATTGCTATTATTAACTTATTATTCATTTTAAGTGGTAAATACCAAATTTAATATAACCATCTTTGACAATGGTCTTTTTCAGGTTCATCTCATAGACATCCTTGTCATTTATGCCATATTTCTTTTGTAGAATGTCCACAAAGCACTTGACCGGATTGTCTATGTCTGACAATACACTCGTAAATCCAAATTCAATGTCAATCCTATATGGTGGCAATGGTTGAACGCTCCATTTTAATTGAAGTAAAACATCTCTCTCATATTGTTTGTATGCTTTTGTCTTAAATCTTTTACCTTGCCAGGCTTTATTTACTGACAAAGGATTAATATGAATTTTCTGTTTGATGGTTACTGCTTTCATCACTTATTTTTGTGGCATTTTGCCTGTTTTACTATAGTGTGTAGCGGATACTGCTTCAAGATTAACTGAATGACCCGTTTGTCTTATATGCCTTCTGATTGCATTCCTAACATCTTTTTCCAAGGGGGTATCTTTATCATCTATTGTAGTATCCCAATTACAATCCATACATTGTGCTACATATCCTGTATTCCTAAAATGCTCTACTTTTATTCCCATCACTTATTTTGTTTGAAATATTTATGATATTCAGTGAGCCACTTTTCTAATTCACATAAAAAACATATAGCATGTTCACCAATACAATCTCCATCATGTATTCCGCCAAGTATAGTAATATCATCTGTATATAATTCAATAAGATTTTTAGCACGCTCTATATTAATATTTTGTCTTTCTGCGATCCATTCCACAAATGTCAGCTTCTTGTCTGTTGGTTTATCTGGCATAACTATTTAGTGATTAATCAAATTTAGGTTTCGGTGCATTTAAATAAACATTTCCTGTTAGATAATCCTCATTATCAAATATTTCTTGGCATATCTCTCTTTGCTCCTTACATTTCTGTCTGGCATATTCTTTTATTAATTCAATCTTTTCTTTATTCGTATAATTACCGCCTTCAACATTAATTCCACCCCAAAAAATGGCGTTTTCTATTTCTTTTGCTTTCATTGGTTTTGTTGTTTTGGTCATATCAGTTTTAATGCTTTAATAAGCCCCACTCCTAATGCTTTTTCGTAAGTTTTATAAACCTGGCTCCCCCATAAACGATAACTATCTGCATCAATATAACAATACCAACCTCTCGGTATATATGCTATTTCTAATTTAATTGAAATATAAATTTTCCTTTTTTCCCGTAGCCATTTTTGTAACAGGGATTGGGTAGGGGCTGAATGATAATTACCTCCTGATGGAGAATTATAATCTAATAGTTTAAATACTGTTTTGGAGTGGCTACAAACCATTGGAGAAAAAGAACCATCATAGGCATATAAAGTAGCCCAATTAAACCCCTTCTCTTTAGCAAGCCTGGCTGTCTCGAAACTAATTAGTTGTTCTTCCATTGTTGGTTTAGCTTTGCTCATTGGTTATTTTTTTATATTCTTCAACTTTTTTCTTAGCCCATTTTAAATCATCTTCAGTCAATTTTTCGCCAAAAATAGTAGTTGGATTATCAATAAGTAAATTAGGAACATCAGCCATTACACAAAGTTTTTTATACCCCCTTATATCTTCTTTTAGGGCATTAATTAAATTTTTTGCATGAGTAGCATATTGGTTCCACCTATCATCTTCCTTTCTTAATTCAATATTTCTTTCATTCAATTCCAAGCATTTCGCCTCTGCCCACTCCAGCGCTTTGACTATGTCGCATACGGCTACATCTTGACCAGCTAAGTTTTTTACCAACCTATCCCGGACAGTTATCGGACAGATCTCTTTGGATGTTAGTTTCATTTATATTGTTGATATTTTTTCTTTTCACATCGCTTACATTCTTTATAATAAAGACAAACTAAGTGATCACCAGATGTAGTATCATTTATTTTCCATTGTGAAATCACTTTAGTCAAATCATGTATTCCTAATCCACAAAGTAACTTTTTCATAATATGCTTTTTTGCCTTTCTATCCTTATCAAATATAACACTATTTGCTAGGTATTCCAATCAATTATTAGCTATTTTTAGTAAAATATCTGCATGACACGAGTTGTTTAATAAATATTTTTTTAATTTTTCTATAATATTAATATCATCTTTTATTCTCCCTAAATAGGTATTACAAATTGGACATAATATTCCTCTAATTTTTCCTGTTTTATGGCAATGATCTATAAATAATCTTCCCTTCTTATTACAAATCCAACAAGCATTATCATTTATATTTTTTAATTTCGCAACCTGTTCTAATGTTAAGCCATATAACTTTTTATATCGTCCCTTTTTATCATAATATTTAGCTAATTCTGGATTATTTTTTCGCCATTTTCTTCCCCTTTCATTTCGTTTTTCTTTATTATTTTTTCCATAATATTTACAGAATTCTTTATTACATTCTATACACCAAGACCTATATGACCACCCCAAGCGTGTTGTGCTTACTGTCTTGGTAAATTGATTTATAGGTTTAGTCTTTTTACATTTTGAACAACACTTATGAGTATAACTTTTATATTCCCCCTTTTTGTAATAATTTTTCTTGACGTATATTTTCATTTTTAACTTGTTTTAATGTTAAATTATTAGCCAAAGATAATAAAATATCTGCATGACAAGGCATATAATTATCATTTTTATCTACAATTTTACACCAACAAGCAAGGTTTTTTCCCTTTAACTCTTTTTTTATTTGTTCTTTAGTAACAGGAGATCCATAAAATTTAATCCCGTTCTCAAAATAATCAACCGCAAGTTGTGAGGTATTTATTTCTTCTATGATATTATCATAAAGAATAGTACCCCCAACCTTAAAGGGATTACCCCACTTCCCTGGTCTTGTTACGCTAATTGTGTTAGTTGGCATCTTCCAGCCCTTAGTTCTTTTACGTTGTATTCTTTTGGGTGTCATTTTATCTGCGTTTAATGTAATTAAAAATCACTTCAAGCTCTTTTTTCTTTAGCTCAATCAGTTCATTCAGTACAATTTGCTCCTCTTTAGGGACATACTTTAGTATGTATCTCAATTTCTTCATGGTTCTTTCGGCAACTGATCGTAATTGCCTCCAATATTGAGGTTTAATACCTGGATTTTGAACGCCACTTGGATTTCCATAGCTTTGGTCAATAAAAGAGTTAAATTGCTCAGGAGTTATCTTTGAGCTTCTGATGGCTTTATTTGTACATTTTGCCCTTTTTGGTGCTTTTGCTTTGTTAATCTGTTCATCTGATGGGATTACAGACTTTTGAGGTGTGTCCTGACGTGAATCAAGGACATATTGTGGAACCTCCAATGGATGTGCCTTGGGATGCTTTGGGGATTCTATTATTGGATTAATTGTGCTCATAATATTTTTAATTGTCCGTTTGCCGGGACTACTGCCCACCTGATTACCGGATAATTAGAGATTAAGTCCAGGACTTTATCATAAGCATAAACACGCCCTGCCCTTACCAGCTCCCTTGTCCTGCCGGTAACCTGGTTTATGGGTATATCCAATTCTACGGATAGCTGTGCGTTGCTCATTGGTCCTATACTACCTAAAGCATTCAAAACCCGCTCCTTCCTGCCGGGCAATTCAGGTTTGATGCCTTCATAGGCATCCAATGAGGTTTGTTGCATTTGTGTATTCATGATTTTAGATTTTAGTTAAGTATAAGCATTTACAATGACTGTCGTTTCCTCTTTTAAAGTATCAATAAGACTCATTAGGGATTTTTGCGTAATTCTTATTTGTTGAATAATAAACTCGGGATTTTTGCAAGCTTTTATATCTTTACAGGTCTCATCCAACCATTCTATTTTTTGCTCTAAACTCTTTATTTGAGAATGCTTTAGATTTTTTACTGATTCTATGTAAGCATTTTTTGTTTGCATTGTTTTGATTTTTTAATTTGAGTTAGTGAAAGACAATTATTACAAATTCTCTCTCCATCCTCTGCTTCTCTACAACAATTTGAACAGATATTAGAAAAACATTTATCACAAAGTCCCTCATCTGTTATCCAATCGTTTTTAAAACGACTACCGAGTGAATCTATAACCGTAAATTCCTTATCGCAAATATCACATTCGCCTATTATAGGATCTGCTTTCATTGTTTTGATTTTTAACTTTTTTACTTTAATGCGTTAATGTATATTTTATTAAAAGGAAAGTCTATTTTTTTTGGTTGCCTCAAGTGCTTGTATCCCAGCTTCTTCTTTTCCTTGTATTCTTTCACCTTTTGTTTATACCGCATTTCACCTTCAACTATCTGTGCTAACTGATAACAATGGGCAAGTGATACGGTTGCCTCTTGTTGTGTTCCTTTAATCCTAAAAGAAAGCATATCGCCCGGCTCCAATGTTACAATAATCGCTCTGTCCCGATACTTGCCTCTTGTTTTAACACCAAGCGTCTCACGCTTTACGTTTTTCGTTAATTTTGTTGCCATGGTTTTGGGTTTGTTATTCAGTTGCTTTTTTGATTGCTTCTACTTTATAACTATCATCTCGATTTATCCAGTATGAATATTGATTAATTTTTCTGCTATTAAAATCTTTTTTATACGGTTGAACCTCAATATTAAATCCACTTTTATAACCAGTATGTTTATAATTAACATCTGTTATTAAGGCTATTGCTGTTCTAATTGAATTATCTTTATAACGAACACAAACATATTGTCCTTTACGAAATATAGTATATTCATTACAAAATTCTTCTTCTTTTTTATTTATAATAAATTGCATCTGTTGAAGTCTTTTATACAAAATATTAAGATGGGCTGATTTTATTTTTTTAATTGCTTTTTTCATTATTTTGGGTTTGGTTATTGAATAGCTTTTTTGATTGCTTGTTCAATGTTATTGCTTAATATTAAATCGCAAACTTCAAAACATTCAGGTGTTACGCCATGTTCTTTTGCGATTTTTTTATTAAAGCGTTTTAATAAATTATCATATCCATTTCTATAATCTTCCATCCTATCTTCATTATGTTCAAGAAAACCCTGAATTAATTTATGATTAAGCGGTGTATGCTTTCTTCCTCCATTGCCATAAATAAACCATATTCTTTTAAAGATATTACGTTGTTTATTTGTCAAATTCATTTATTCGGCTGTTTTGATTGCCTGTTCACTAATTGATACCATATCTGCAAATTCAGAATTTGGCTCACAATCAGGATGAACTTTCATTGATAATGTTATGGTTTTTAATGCTTTCAATAAAGCGTCTAAGTTATTAACACATTGAACAATTCGTTTGGCATTGGCTATCGCTTCTTCAGGATTTTTAGTTATTTCTTTAATTTTACCAGAAGTTGCTAATGAAGCAACAGCAACTTTTTGAGCATAATTTCCTTGCTTTGACCAAATTGTGTTCTGTTTGCTATACCATTCTCCCTTTGTATATTTAGTTTCTGTTTTCATGATTTTTGGTTTTAGTTAATTAAAATTGAGCTAATTCAGCTACTCTTTCGACTTCCAACTCATCGGAAATCATCTCTTCCAAATCTTCACTTATTTTTTCAAGACGATTTTTAATTTCTTTATCTTTTTCGCTATAAATTATAGTTACTAATTGAGTAGCCATCCTTTGTAATTTATAGCTTTTTTTTACTTTTACAAATGTTTTAGTTTCTGTTGCCATGGTTAATATTTTTGATTAACAATACTACAAAGATAAACAAGGTATTTACAAATGTCAAGTCTTTTGCCGATTATTTTCAATTTATTTTTGCCGTTTCCAGCGAAATTTAGCCAATTGCTCGGATAATTATGTTAAATTGAAAATTGTTTGCCTGATCGCTTGACTCTTTTGATAGAAGTACCCGATTTTATAAAGTAGTGATTTGCTATTAAAACGTGCTCTAGGCGTTCCGCTTCTATAAACTGATAAATACGTGTTCTGCTTAGATTTTTCAGTTTTGCGAATTGTATTACAGATAGTAGTTTATTTTCATTCATTTTGCAAAGATAATAAACATTTTACAAATGTCAAGTATTTATAATAAAAAAACCCTCGTTTAATATGCAAGTTTCAACTGATTTAATTCAACTGATATTTTTTCCCTTGCTATTTTGCAATATTCTTTGGACCCGTCAATACCAATAATGCGTCTGCTGAGTTGTAATGCTCTTATTAATGTCGTACCCACACCACAGAACGGATCGAACACGATACCACCTTCAAATCCTGCATTGCATCCACAATCTGTTAAATCTATAAATTCCTTTTTAACTGTTTGAAAATTTCCACCTAAGTCTCTACGTTGTCCAGTTTCATTTAATTCCATTCCTTTTTTAGTTGGCCTTTGTCTTTCTGTCCAAGGTATATTATCTGTATTTTTAATTATTTTTTCTCTCGGTTTTCCACACTTTTTACACACAAATTCCGGACAACCGGCAATAATTGGTTTCTCTATTAGCTTAAAATTAAAACTTGCATAATGCTTTTCCGAACTGCCTTTAGTGGTTATATCCCAAAAGTCTGATACATCACCAGGGTTTTTACCTGCTTCATTGCACATTTTTTCAATTTTCATATCTACATAACTATTGCCTTTTTCTCTATGTCCGTTCCATTTACGTTTGATACGCTCTAATGAAAATTGTTTGTGCTTATCCCTTATTCCGTCTAAATCAAAATAATACTTTTGTTGTTTAGCCATTAAAAAGAAATATTCATGCTTTTTAGAAAATCTATCCCGGCAGCTTTCCGGCATTCCATTTCGTTTTGCCCAGATAATATCATTACGAACAATCTAACCCCTATCAATACAACCTATGGCAAATCGGTGCGGGATTAATAAAAGACACTTATCAGGTTCTTTAATTTTTTTAGTGGTTTCTACATCTGAACAAATCCTACTTCTTCCTGTTGTACTTGGTTGGGTTGTCCACCTATTACTTGAATAGGTATCACCCATATTAATCCATGCGGTGCCGGTAGGTTTTAATATCCGGTAAGTTTCATCCATTAAGTACCATAGATGCTCCAAATATTCCTGATAGGTTGGCTCTAATCCCCACTGGTCCGGATAACCATAATCTCTTAATTGCCAATAGGGTGGTGAAGTGATCACAGTATCCACTGAATTATCGGGAATCTGTTTTAAGATGTCTAATGAATTGCCCTGGTGTATCTTATTTATGAATTGATTGATCATATTCCTTAATTACCTTAAATAATTCATAAGCTACTTGTGGTACTATTGCATTTCCGAGTCCTTTAAGTCTGTCCACCCTTCCGGGTATCCCATTAGCCACTCTACCCACGTTGGGTTCAACTTCCCACCAGCTATCACATCTAATGGTAGTGAGTTCCTTTTGATTTGACTTTTGCTTCCATTGTTCTTTGCGATTTGTGTGGTTGGGGTTGGTAGCATTTTTGCCTCTCTGGTCAAATCTCTTTGATTTTTGTATCCACTTTTTCCTTTCCAATCTCTTGCTTGTGGCGTTGGAAGCATTTTCCAATGTAATGGTGGCTTCCAATTTCCTTTTTGAAATTCCTCCACTATTATTTTGTCCACTAAAAGAACTTGATGTTTTGGTATTTTTCCTCGGCTCATGTCTTCGCATTTTTGCTTGCTTGGACTCATCCCCGCCCCATGTGTTCCAGGAGCCATTGTAGGCAATAATCCAGATTCTATCTCGCCTATGCCACGCTCCAATGGCACAAGCTGGAATAGTAAATATTTCCGTCCGATAGCCTTCATTTTCCAAGTCAATGAGTATGTTTTCAAGTGTTTTGCCATTTTCCATGCTAAGGAGACCAGCAACATTTTCGCCAATGACGTAGGATGGTTTAAGCTCTCTGATAACTCTAAGCATTTCAGACCAGAGATAACGGTCATCTTTTGTCCCTTTCCTTTTGCCTGCCTGACTAAATGGTTGGCATGGGAATCCGCCTGTAATAATGTCAACTGATTTGAGGTTGTGCTTTCCGATTTCCCGGATGTCTTTTTCAATGATTTCATGGTCAAAGTTTTTTCTTAATACTTTACAACAAAAAGAATCTATCTCATTGCTCCAAAGTGGTTTTATTCCTGCACAAGTAGCTGCTAATTCAAAACCACCTATCCCTGAAAACAAACTACCTAATGTCATTTAAAAGTTTTTGCCCCTGCATGTTCTCTTTTGTCTTTATCTCTCCTATGATGTCCCGATTTTCCTGTTTACAACTTCTGAGGAATTGCTCCAAGGCGAATTTTTTATAATTCATCTTAGTCAGTTTGTCGCTCTGATCAATGATTGTTTTAATTAGTACGGGATCATTTGAATTTTTAGATGTTGTAATCTTTTCCATCTTATGGAACCTCTCCTGCACTTCTTTTGAAAAGGTGATCAATCCAATACGTTCAAGATAATTGTATATTACGTTACCATAATCTGTTATTTTATAAATATCAGTTTTAAAGAACTGATCTATCTTGCCATATATATTTTCCAAAAAATCATTATGTAGTTGCTGTAATGCTTCCTTTGTGGGCTTATATTCCTTCTCTATCTCTGAAAATGATTGTTTTTCTTTAATCCTTCTTTCCAAAGCATACTTGACCCTTAGATATTCCTTGACACTTAGCCGGTTCTTCAATTCTATTCCCAGCTTATAATTAATTGCCAATTCAAACATCTCTTTTAATTTTAATACAGGCAAAGTTGGGTCGTCTCTGTTGATGTATTTAACCAGGACATCTATTTCATTTTCGTTCAACGGATAGTATCCGCAGAGGGTTACTATGTGTTGTAATGTGTCTGCTAATTCGCTTTCGTTATTCATAATGTTCAGTTATTGTTATAATATCAAACTTTTTCCCAGCTACTTTTTTGGCTTCTTTTTCAGTAAGAAAAACAGGTAGATAACCTGCACAACCTCCTAATTTTTCTGAAACTCCATACACATTTATGGTGGTAAGGAGTTTCAGAACCACGTATCTATGTCTACTTTTTTTCATAATATCAATTTTTAGGTTAATGAATTTTCAGTTTCCCGGTCTCTATATTTTTTGACTATCTTTTCGTTCCTGTCCTGTTGGGTTTCCTCTTTAATTATTTCATCATTCCAAGTCTCACTATTTAGATATGTCAATGGATTTTGCCGGAACATTTTATCTGGCTCCGCCTGTTTATAAGCCGGTAGGTAATCTATGGCTAATTTTTTCTTTTCCTTAGACAAACTTCCATTATTCCATTTAGGTAAACACTTTTTATAACCTACTTTTTTATCATATTCTTTCCAAAAATTAGAAAAGGAAATATCAGTGCTCTCATATACTTCTTTATCATTATTATCATTATTATCATTATTATCATTATTGATTGTGGTTAGTTGATGGTTAATTGATGGTTGATTGTTGGTTGGTTGATGGTTAGTTTGCTGGTTGATACCCTTTGTTCTTGGTTGGTAATCATCGTATTTACATATCGTTATGATACTAAATTTGCTGGTTGATTTTATAGTAATTTCGTTGGTTAATTTTAATTTATTAAAACAGGTTCTTATTGACTGCTCTGATATGCCGGTATCAGCACTTAGCATTTTTCTACCTACCGCTAATTGTCCCCTTTTAATCATTTTGCCCTGCCATTTATTATCTGTATGATTAGCAGACAATAATAAATGAATGAATAGATGTACCATATTACTATTTTGATACCATTCCCATTGTCTAAATTTCCTATGGACTGTTATCCAGGTTTCTACTGCTATCATTTATTACCTTTATTTTATGACTAAATTATCTTCATCATCGTAGCTCCAGCATTCAGGACAATAATGCTTATCATCTTCTATGTGCCATTCATAATCTTCCTCTAAAGATGATTTAATCCCACTATGATCTGTAAATGCAACAAATCCCATATCTTCATCTTCCCATTGTTTTCCGCAATTATCGCACTTACATCCATACATTGTCATTTCTATAATCATGATTATTTATCTTTAGTGGTTAATGTATTCATATCAATAGCCAATCCTTTTTCTATTAATCCGAACACGTCAAAGTGCCATTTTATAAGCATTTGAATTATATAATATCGCATATTTGTATAATTACTTATATCGAAATTATACTCACAAAGACAATCCATCCCCTTTACTGACAACATAAAATTAGATAGCATTTCAGTGTTATAGGGCACAAACTTCTCTCCATTATGCTCTATCTCTTTTGTTAAGTCTAATAATGGGCGGAGGATTGGTTTAAAATCTGTTGGCTGCAATACACTACCAAATAACATATCTACAGGGAGCTTCCCTTGTAAACTTGCAGTTTGATAAACAGATACTTCATATTTAACATCATTATCTATATTTATTGCTATCAATCCATAAGGCAAATAGGGGGCTACGTGTTTTAGTTCTAATTTATCCATAAATAAAGACCCCACAAAACCCCCATCATTGTGTTAAAAGCGGGAAGCAGATAAGCACTCAAACAAGGGAATTGTGAGGTTAATTTTTCTTAATACAAAAAGTGTAATCCATGCTTCCCGCTAATTGTTGATTACAAACATAAAAACAATATTCTTAATATCCAAACTTTATTGAAAGTTTTTTTATCTTTGCATATTCGACCGTTGAATTTCCAGGGGGCGGGATGATCAAATACTTGAATGTACGTTGTTATACGTTGCGTTAGGATTTGGTTAAGCTCGCCCTCTCTATTTAAGTCCCCGCTGGAAATGAATGCCTGAAAATACCTCAGAAGCCCAAAGTAAAAAGACCACTCACTTCACCTGCGGGGCAATGGCAGTCCTGGCAGGACTCGAACCTGCGACCTCTGTCTTAGCAGGACAGCATTCTAACCGACTGAATTACAAGACTGACCAGTAAATTTTACTTCAGAAGCTCCAATATGTTCTGAAGTTGCTCCATGGTCATCTTGCCGAATAGGAAGCCCACCACGAGCACCAATATGATTACACTGGTTGCTAACCGGAGATAATCAAATTTGCCCTCGCCCCCCTCTGAGGCGGCTCTGTTGGCTGTTAAATTGAGAGGTATAATATCCCCCCCTCCCAGGGCTATTCTTTTGGCAACGTTTACTACGCCTCTTAAAACTTTTCCGATACGTGTCATGATTTTTATGTTTTAATGATTAAAAAATTTATTTAGTTTTTGATTGTTTAATATTAACCCTACCCATTTTAACCAGGTATAGGACCCTATTTTCAACAGCATCCCTCTGGCTTCTACTCAATCTACTTTTCTTTTGTTTTATTAAATGATATTCATTGACTAAACTTTGAGAATCCGTCTGCTTGTGATTGTTTTATTCTAGGTAATCCTGTATCCATACCCATTGCCATTAATTTATTCGTTTGTAATAATTTTGTTCCAACTTACCTGATAATTCCCGAAGTCTCTAATATAATCACTAATCTTAGTTCCATTAGCATCTCTCCTATCTTTTCTACCATTACTATACAAAAATCTTTTTACACCAACTGCTCCGCCTAAATGAGCACCAGCAATTATTCCACATTCAGTTATTCTTATGCCCTTAATAAATTTGCCTTCATATTTATCAATGTATCTTGACAGGCGATTTCTATTTAATAAAAGGTACTCACACATGGCGTATTCCTGTAAAGCTGTATCATTACGAAATTCTTTCCATTTAACCTTTATCCCAATATCTTTTAGAGCAGCCCTACCAAATTGGTATTTACCCCTATAACCATATTTGTTGTATGCCTTATACTTTTCCTTACCTGATTCTCTCCATCCTATTGCATCAACGAATAATTTATAATCATTTTTTATTTTTTCTTCTGAAACCATTTTAATTACACTCTGTGTTGGAGTAATGGAGCTGAAAAGAAATATTGTTATTGCTGTTAAAATTGTCATCTTATTCATATAGTTTGTTTTCGTTATCCTTCATCCTCATTTCTGCGGTAAATTCGTGATCTTCACAAACACATTTCCCTTCAATAAATACTCTTGTATCTTGGCTGTAAGCGATTTTTCTGCCGTTCCCTGTATTCTGGTCTCATTTATGTAGTTAAAAGCTACCAGAGGGCAGCTGGCGGTATCCTTATGGGTGTTTCCGCCATGAAACCGCGATCCTTTAAAGCCAATTCCACCCATTTTTATCTCATATCCATTAGTCTCTGTATAAAGTATGGGCATTAATCGTTTGAAACGGTTACTTTTGGTTACATTTACCCTATAAATCCCTTCCGGGAGAGCGGTTTCTCCCGGGACCTTAATACCATAAGCTCGTACCGTATCCTCAAGCGTATAGCAGAACGATGCTATACCATCCTGATTTGGCAGATACAACCTGCCAATGGTAGTCCTGGTGGTATAAAGATAACGGTCTATTTTGATATAGTAATCCATTACAAATATTGTAATATCACCCAAAAAATAAACATCAATACAAATCCTACTCCAACTGCAAATATAAGTAATTGGAATAATTCTTTTATCATCCAAGACGGATATTTTCTCTTTTTCATTAACTATTTGTCCTTAATTTATCCTTAAAAAAGTATGCTCCGAACACACCTGTTATAATTGCCTGATAAGTAACAGGTATTTCAGGAAATCCCAAAATAAACATTACTACACTAAAGAAAAAACAAAATCCGACTATGCAAGTCAAGCCTTTTCTCCAACTAAAGCTGCCATCTTTTTCTTCAAATAGTTTCATAATTAATTAATTTTTTGTAAAGATAATAATTTATTCCTTATTATTTATTTTTTGTTTAATTAATTTTTCTATTATTTGCCATTTGACATCAAGATTTCTTAAGCATTTTTTATTCTGTTTCTGCATATATTTACAATTTGTCTGATTATTAACATTAGCTGTATAAACAGCGACAGTATCTATAATAATACTGTCTGCTGAAATGAAGCTAATCAGCAAGCAACTTATATATATCGTCTGCCCGGGCATTAAGTTTAGTTAATTCTTCGTTAATATTTTTTTCTATCCTATTGATTTCCTTTTCAACATAACCTTGCTTTACTTCCTGCCTAACCCACATTCCAGATATTGTGGCTACAAATACAATAATAGCAATTAATTCTTTAATATTTATCTTTATTCCGTTCATCATACTATTGTGGCTCCTTTATGGATAGCCAATTTAAGTAATTTTTGTTCAACATCTGCCGGTAAAGGTAATTTATACATCCGGGAATGAATATTTTTACCGTCTGCCAAGTCTTGTTTTGTCGGTGCATAGTGTACCTCCATCAAGACATTAGCCACTTTAAAGAAGTCTGCTTTAACCTCTAAATGGCTCTTTATTCCTGTGTCTTTATTGTATGTCTTCATAGTTAAAAGTGTTTTCTGCAAATTATTAGTCTGGACAGACCTGCTTTTAACGCCACCTGGGTTTTACCAAAAGTAGTGAATAAAAGTGTTGCTTGAAGAATATCCCCCGCAAGTGTCGTTGAAGACCAGAAAAAAGAAATACCTACCGAAAAATTATTTATAGGTTCGTAATCTAACGGAAATTGATTTCCTGTAAATCCATCATATACTAAACTATCGTGTTGTTTTCTATTAGGAAGAAACCAATCACTAAAGCCAGCACTCGTATTTGCTAAAGCAAAGTCTATTGCATCTTCCCAAATAAAATTTCCAAATGATATTAAAAACCATCCCAATCCTGTTAGGTGGTCTATCATATAGTTATCACCATATACTTGCAATCCGTCTTTATCAGTAAATCTATTTGTATTCCCAAAAGAATTGTTACAATTCAACGTAAAGAAATCTACTGCTCTACCGTCCTCTCTGTCCCCATCATCGCCTGTTGCAAAGCTCGTGGTCTGCCCTGTCTTTATAGTTTCTATCCTTTGTATTACTTGGCGTTGGCTTTGCGTAAGTCCATCGTTAAGTTCCTGGCAAGTAAGTTGATCAACAGGTAGATTTTTCGTACATATTATCAGGTTTCCTGCAGGAACGGTTTTAATAACATCATCGGTATCTTTATATTGCTGATCTTCGATAACCCATTTTTGCATGATTAGAGATCCTAACTCCTCATCATAGGTATTTACAACCGGTACATTTAAAGTATCACCCTCTGCAACGGTCCCAAAATCATCATTATTTACAGTTACTTTTCCATCAGTTACCGGTGGGATCGGAATATTATCACCTGAATAAATATATCCTTTATCAGTTAAGGCTAATTTAACTTGTGTATCAAAACCCTTTATTAGCTTTGCGGTTAAAAGCTGTGTGTTTTCAGGAGCTACTATAGTTAAAATTAGCCTACCCATTACCACACTTAATGTCTCACCCTCCCTTGGTTGTGCAATAGCAATACTTGATATTTGCCGGCTCATTATAAATGGAGGCTGAAATCCAAGCGTCTTGTAAATAGGATTTTGAATAATAGCCCTGCAGACACCTAAGAGCTTCTGAAGCTTAAACTTAGCCAACGTATCACCACGATCAGCATCAGTCGTGTTGGCTTGTGTAAAAACATCTATAAAATAAGAATAAGAACCATCAACATCCCTTACAGTTTGATTATCATAGGGACCACCTGAAAATGACACGTTAATAGCATTCATTTCAGTATTATCAAAAGGAACAAACCTCTCTACATAAACCGTAGCCTCCAAATCAGTATCATAGGTAAGTAGTACCTGGCAATCTAATTCGTCAACAAGTATCTCAGCTATCCTATTACGGATAACCTCAAAAAATTGAGGCGGTATAATGTTTTTAATTTGTCCCAAAGCTTCCTAATATACAGGTTATTAATCCAATAGTTTCATCCGGGAACCCCTCTCTTATTACATAATTCTTACTAATTCCCGTACTATCTTTTACGCTAACCTTATGATCATTGAGTTTTACTTCACCATCTTTCCGGACCGGATAATTTTGTGCTATTAATAAATCTTCTGAAACTGAAATATGAGCATTTTTACTGTTTATCATAATTCCGTCTGTATTCACACTCATATGATGTTTTGAATGCAGCCCATTTAGAGTAGCTATTTCGCCTGTTGGAGCAGTAAGGGTAATACTTACCCCAAATTCATCAGGATTGCTTGTAATGTCTTTAATGTCCGATTTAGCCTGTTCTATTAGCCCCATAATAAAAAAGGGGAATACTATTAATATTCCCCCCGAAATTGACTAACCAATAAAATTATTTATTATCGTTAATAAAGATTTTTAATTTTGCAATACCCATCAAACGATGAGGAGCTTTTATCCCTTTTTCTTCAGCAAGCTTCTTAGCTTCTTCATATAAAGCCTTTCTTTCATCCCCTTCTGATATTTCTTCATTTTCGGGTTCTTCTTTACCCCCTGCATCTTCAATGCTATCCAAAATAGAAGGTTCTTTTTTATCTTCAGGCTTTTCTTTTTCGGGTTCGGTTTTCTTTTTCGGCTCTACTTTGATAGGATCTTCTTTTACTCTTGTTAAAAATCCCAATCCAACTAATTCCTCAGCTCTTTTTTCCTCCCAGGTATTTTCAGGATAAGTTTTATTATCCTCTTTCATTAATACCCTATTACCTTTTGCCCCTACTGAAAGGGCTTTGAGTTTGTAATATTTCATATTTAAGCTATTACCTGCATTGTAAAGATCATGTCAACCCCTACCGGTATTGCTACCCCTGCAGACTTAATGTCAAATATATGATTTGATTTTCTTTCATCAATGTAATCTCCTACAAGAAAAGCCCCCTTTCTAACACCTTGCCCGCCAGTAAGAAGTTGAGGTACAGCAGCAAATCCTAATATAAAACGTGGATTTTCAGGAAGCAAAATAGCTTTCTTAGGATTTATATAAGGAGTTTGAACATCATTTGCATCATCAAAAAATTCTGGATAGCTCCAAAGTCTGATATTATAATCGTTTGCAGAAAATTCACCATGGGTTGTTCCCCCTACTGAATCCCTTTGTGGTTCCCTGATGGATAAATGATCTATTCTCCTGGAATTAGCCGTATCTTTTACAAAAGAATTATTGAAAAAAGCGGCTAATGCGGTTTCTCCAACAATCATATTAAAGGTATTACCCATTGTTTTGCCTTGTTGTCTTAAGAATTTGCAACCGGCAGCTATTTGAGCGAATGGATCATTTGCACCTGTCCAGGGGCTTCCACTGTTATCCACCAAAGAGGCTGCCTTTCTTTTGAAGTCAATATTTATTCCGGCTGTAAGCTGTACAATACCGGTCTCTAATACTTCTGAACATTGCTTCTCATAAGCCCTTTCAATTATATCTTGTAACATTTTCAATTTATCAGCAACTTGATTTAAGAAGGCAGTAAAAATACCATCATCAATTTCTGTAGATCCGAATAATCTATCATAAAGATCAAGTTGGGTTGCATCAAAATATTCACGATAAAAAGGTGGTACAAAAATCTTTTCAGTACTTTTGGAGAACTGATTACGATTACCTTCAGTACCTCTTTCTACATCCACTGCAATCTTTTCTGTTCCACGTTGAACTTCAATAGATAGTTCTTTTGTTGCAGTTTCTTCGACCTTAAAAAAGGATCGTAAAAATGACGTTGGCGTAGTTTTTTCACGATATACGTCAACCAACATTTTGGTAAAAAGTGCTCTTGCGTCTGATGCTGCTATAACTGCCATTTTGTGTTTATTTTAAGTTTAAGTTAATTAATCGTTATCGGTTTTAGTGAGTTCTGTTCCGCCAACTAACTTGATACCAACGGTATCAGAACCAATCCTGTCTCTTAGCCTTTTCCCGGATACAACCGTATCAAGAGTATCACCGGTTTTTTCAAATACTAATTTATCAGCAACTACATCTCCTGCTACACACACTGCTACATTTACCGTTTCACCGGCTGCAATTACCCTAGTCTGATTAAGAATACCAATGGGGAATTGGCTGCCATCCGAATTATCGGATCGCAGAGGTTTGATTTTTCCAGTTGCAGAAATACGACCCATTACCGTACCGCCTTTCGGGTTTACGTCATCGTATCCACCGTTATTAAAATCAAAATTATCAAAACGATTATCCCATACAAAAATCTTAGATACATCAGTATCTATAATTGCTTGTTGGCCGGTGTTTACCTTAACTGTTTGTTTGCTCATGTTAATTTTTTATTAAGTCCTAAATTAATATCTACTTCTTTTTGAAAGGCTTCAATTTTTTTCTCCTTAGCTGTTTTAACCCCTTCAGTTTCTTCCGTTTCCGTTTCTTCTGCACCATCACCTTCTATATTTTTCAAAGCCTTCGCAGTAACGCTTTTGCGTGTAAGTTCTGCCGTTGCTGTAGCCGTAAGATCATCACCTTCCTTGATTGCTTTTATCACTTTTTTAGAATCTACATCCAGGAATGTAGCCCATGCACCTACACGGTCCCTTTCGGCATTAACGCCTTGATCATAAATTTCCTTAAATATGTCTGGGTGTTCAGCTTTCAATGCTTCGATTTTCAATGTTTCGATGCTCATCGTTTTGGATTTAGGTTTATTTTTAATAGGTTGTGTAACTGGTTCATCCACATCATTTTTTAATGCAGCAATTTTAAAATATTTATCTTGAAATGCCTTTACTTCTGATGGCTTAAGTGTTATTACTTTATCAACCAATCCAACTTCCTTTGCCTGTTTTGCAGAAAGCGTAACAGTAATGTTTTCATCTGCATCAAATAATTGATTAATAGATACACCGGTTATTTCCTTAAATTTAGCTTCATCAATTTTTGCTTTAAGCTTTTTCTTTAAATCAGCATTAACATCATCTACAAAATCTTGATCTTCCTGATTATCAACATCCGCAGAAGCTCTATGTAAATGTATTTTTGATACATCTAATGCTTCCACTTTATTAGCAAAGATTGCAATGAATGTTCCCATTGAAGCAACACTACCATCAATTTTCATGGTAATATCACCATGCTCTTGCATTTTGGCTATAATTCCCCAACCAGCCATGACATCACCACCCGGAGTATTTGCCCGGATAATTATAGGTTCACCCATATTTTCGTCTATTCCATTGATAAGTGTTTCAGCTGTTAAATCGAAAATAGGACTATATAGTAAAAGTTCTTTTGCCATTTGACAACAAAAATCTATTTATTATTTTAATTAAAAAAGTTTTTGGGTACAAAAAATGTATTATCTTTGCAAAATGTTGGATAGAACATATATCAAAACCACAGGAATATCAGTAAAATTAAAGGATCTATTAAAAACAATAGCAAAAAATAAAGGGATAACGCTTTCTGCGTTGGTGAGACCAGCATTGAGAGAACTTTGCGAATCTCAACCGGAATATTTAAAAAAAAATGAGATTTAGACTGAAGGTTCAGTAGTTTCTATCTTTAATTTTTTTGATCTTTCCAGTTCCTTAGAATATTGTTCGATGTTGGAATTGCTATCTCCACCATTTAATTCCTCCGTAGCTTGTTCTACCGTTGTCAATGGAATATCTTTAGCTGAATCTCCTAACTTTGCCCTTACTGCATTAACTTCTTTTAAAGGATCAATATGAGGTACTCTTGCACCGATAAATCTGGCAATTTGATAAGATTCTTTCACCATGTCATTATCTGCTAATAAATATCCCGGAGCCTGTATCTTGTTTTGTAAGATTTGAACCTCAAGCCAAAATTCATAAATAGGTTGATAAAATTGTTCTGAAAATCTTTTGCGATGTACATTTATAGTATGTTCCCAATCCTTTAAAGCTGCCCGGCTAGCTGAAAAGTTACTATCATATTTGCTTAATGCAACTTCTGGTGGTATTCCTAATGCTGCACAAACGATATTAATATTAACTGTATAAAATTCTTTGAAAAAAAGTTCATTTTTACTTTCTAATCCTTTTAATTCTGAACCTATTGGCATATTAAATGTTGATTTATTCGTTGTAGCTGCAACGGTATCAGCAAGTTTCTTGCCAACATCATCGGTAGGAATTTGACCTGTTACTGCATCGAAATCAATTGCCTTTGCTAATTGTCCCTGTAAAGGATTTTCCCCTGTTGAGAATTCTTTATGTATAATTTGCATAACTATTTTTTGCCTCTCCTCAGCACTACCAACAGTAGCCTCCTTATATCTTTCAAGTTTTTTTAATGTTTCTAAAACGGGGGCTAATTTCGGTATTCCCCGCACATTATCTAATCTATATTCCCCCCCATAAACTATAAATGCCATTTTCAAACCTGATTTACCCCCCCTTGCTTGTATTCTTTCAAATTTAAAATGTTTTGTACTAACCCAATAGGCAATATGCTCTCCTTTGGGAGATATTTCTATGCCGTTACGAATACGATTATCTTTGCCCTTTTTCTTGCCTTTAGAATCTTCGTCTCCCAATGGTGTAACTAAGTGTGCTCCATCAATTAATTGTACTTTGACTTGATTATTTATCAGTCTCAAAACAATTAAAACGTCCCCACCTATTATTGAGTTTAAAAAAGATGTATTTCCTATGCTATTCAAACTTACCATATTAGAGTAATCCGCTAGTTTTGAATTAGCAAACACGTTAAATCTTGCCTCTGCTATATCGTTAAAATTCTCTGTATCAAGGGTTATTCCCTCCGATTCAAGAACTTTTTTCGCCGGTTCTGCCTGGAGCTTTAATCCCGAACCTACTATCCATATGGCGAATTTATTTAAAACAATTTGAGATATTTCGCTTTCTATATAGGATTGCCATGATCTGAATCTAAGACCATCATAATCCATAATATAATTTTTAATGGGACCTATCTCACCAAGATTTTTGTCTCCATCATAAGAAACGGAAAAGATATTATTATAAGATATATTATCTCCCGAATGTCTTGCTAATACTATTTTTTCCTTGCCAAACGAAATATTGACAGGTAACCTGTTTTTTACATTATTCCAAATATCTTTAAATCCTACCATGATTCCTTTCTATAAAGTTTTTTCCATCAACTAATCTTATATGTCGTCCATTTAACCTGTTGACATACATTTGCCTTACGGCTTCTAATGATTTAATAGATTTAATTACATCTTCTGTAGTTCTATAAATTGTTTTAATCCTAACCTGCCCATCATCAAGTAAATATTCATCAAAGTTGGCCGTTCCGGCAGCTTTCAGCATTGTATCTTCTAAGGCAACCATGATAGCATCTATCCTAACTATCTTAGCTTTTAAAGTAGTTGCACTTTGAATGAATATATCACTTGAATCATAAGTTATCATCCTGTAATATTAAAGATTTTTTCCTTTATAAAAAAATAAAGTACCACAAATAATGCTTTTATTAGTCTAAATGATGCTATTAAAAATAATTTCATAATGTTTTTATTTGATCAATTCTGGAATCATCAATATTTTCTACTAAGGTTGCCGCAAACCATGTAGCTAAAGCTACTTTAAGGGCTGCTCCTCCATCATTAGGAATTGGTGTCCATCCGCTTATAGCAGTTTTTAAGGTGTTAACATCGCTTTGCATTTCATTAAAGGCAGTTTTAAGTTCTGAAAATCTTACCATATTATCAACATCGCCCCCAATTTCGATAATTCCATCATTTTTTAACCAGATAAATGTTTTTAAAACTCCGTTTTCATCAGTAGAAAAAATCCTGGCTTCTCCTATATCTGCCAATTGGTTTTTATTGATATATCCTATTATTACCGGCTTTCCTTTTTCAGATGTTGCTCCGTAAACAGCGATCATACCTTTAATTGGGTTTGAATCCATACCATATGGAGCAGTTTGTATGGCTGTCTGCACATCATTAAGCCCAAAACGTAAAAACTTAGATACACGTTGAGTTAAATCATCTATTTCTGTTGATATGATCTTAACTAAGTTCATTTTCAAAAATATTTATTGGTGTTTTTCCATTATAGACTTCTGGTAGGACACAGTTTAGTACTGCTGTTGTCCGTTTTTCATTCCCGGTAAAATTAATAGATTCTATAAACCAGTTCGTTTTTTTAAATAAGAAAATATCAGGATTTATCACAGATACAATGTTATTAGGTTTGATTATTTTCCCATCAACCTCCCATCGATCGGTAGGTATTTTTAGTTTTATATTTTGGAGCTCTTTTGCTAAAGCATTTTTTGCAGCTTGCCGGGTATCATTATCATCTCCTGAATTTTGTACAAGTACTTTAGGCCGGAAAGTAAAAGGCACAAAAGGATTAGTAACCGTAATTTCTCCTGCATTGCCCCCACTAATTCCTGCTTGCTTTAAAACCGTTATTTGACTGTGCATACGCTGTCCATTAAAACTAAGGCTCATGCTTGTACCCGGAATAGATCCGCCTTCAGGAATGTTAAAATCTATAATTGGAGTTTTTTTAGTATTAGCCTGCGTAAATAATAATTTTCCTTCAGGTGTATGTGATAAAATGATATTTTTCTGTGATGCAAGTTCTGATAGATATGCTTTAATAGGCTGTAACTCATTAGCAGTAGAAGTATCATAAACTGCATTCATTTTTTTTCTAACAACAGGATCAATGACCATCTCTAAATTAAATGGCCGTATTATTTTTTGTGCTATCTCTCTGAGACTAAGCCCATCAGATTGTAAAGGATAGATAGAAGTTGGTATCTGGGAATCTTCTAAAACACCGGGTAATGAATACCCGCCTAATGAGGTTAATTCTTTAACGCTTGAATGCCTAAACGTTTCTGAAAGCAAAACGCCACTTACTAATAACTCATCATTATGTTCTACGGTAACAGGATGGAAATGTCCTATATGCAGCAGATCCTTATGATCTTTGTTCTCCGGATTAAAATAAGCATTAAAAGAGAATGTACTCGCAACACTATCATACTTTAGGTTAAGCTGAAAGCTATTGAAAAAATCAAACTTTCTCTTTTTTATCTTTAATATCATATCAAATAAATTGACATTGTCATAGCTATTGGTAGCTTTAACATTCCTGCTTCATAGCCCCTGCTAATGCAGGCGACTCCACAGGCACACTGGAGCTATCCGCCCCTGTATTCTTTGGATGCAAACCCATATTTTTAATATTATTAGCTGCAAGTACATCCCTATCATGCTTTGTTCCACAATACTTGCAAGTCCAAGTCCTGTCTGCAAGTGTCAAATCTTTATTTAATTCGCCACAGGAACACAACTTGCTGGACGGCTCAAACCTGCCTATCGTAATAAGGTTTTTACCATACCAATCACATTTGTAAGTTAGTAATTCTTTGAATTTACCCCAGCTTACATCTGAAATTGATTGTGCAAGTTTATGGTTTTTAAGCATATTACTTACAGCTAAATCCTCAATGCAAATCGTCTGCACTTGGCTCTCATGCGTTAATTTATATGTGAGTTTATGTAAAAAATCGGTGCGTTTATTCGTTATCCTTTCATATTGTATTGCTACTTTTAGCCGGGCTTTGTTACGGTTATTGCTGCCCTTTACCTTTTTACTCAACCGCCTTTGAAGTACTTTTAATCGTTGTAAGTCATTACGTAAATATCTTGGATTGTCAATTTTTTCGCCATTGCTCAATGTAGCAAAATGTTTTAATCCCAAATCAATACCTATCGTAGTCGCCCCTTTTATCTTTGCTTTCTTTTGGGGTTTTATATTAGTATCTACTAATATGCCAGCAAAATATCTATTAGTGGGCGTTTTGCTGATAGTTACTGTTTTTATTTGTCCCTTAAAAGTTCGGGATAACACTATTGGAATATCTTTTATTTTAGGTATGGTTAATGTTTGATTGTTCCAATCTATTTCACGCTTATTACTTGGTATCTGAAAGGATTGTCGGTTATTATGCTTTGATTTGAACTTTGGAAATCCTTTTTTATATTTAAAAAATCGGGTGTATGCCATATCTAAATTTTTCAAAGTCGCCTGTAATGATTGTGCATTTACTTCTGCCAACCATTCAGTATCTTTTTGCTTTTTTAATGATGGCAATTCTGCTTGTAAATCAAATCTGCTAATCTGCGTCTTATCTTTTTGATATGCAGAAATCTTTTTGTCAAGTGCATAGTTATATAACCAACGAACACACCCTAAATGCTTATTAATAAACACTGTTTGCTCCTGTGTAGGATAAATTCTATATCGGTATCCACGTAGCATATCGCAAAGATATAAATTAATTATAACAAAACCAAATATAAATGTTAAATATTTCACTATACTAAATAAATTATTTTTCTTCCTTTTCTGATATTTAAAATTTCATTCAATCCGATATTATTGATTTCCATTAAGCTATCCATGGTGCTATCATCAGCTTCTAAGCCATAAAACCGGTGTGCTAAAATAATGATGTTTGAATCATCTTCCAAAATAATAGACCTTTCCTGCTTGCTCTCCAGTGCTATGTCAAATAGATTAGACAATGTGAAATTCATTAGGTTATTCAATCCTATCAGGCTATTCGCATCAGGAATATAACTATCCTCTTCGCCCCCGGTATCGGTCTGCAGGATATCCAGGTCTGCCAAATAAGTATTGTAAGATATTGTTATTTCATCTATTATTTCCAGCACCTTTGATCTGCTGTCGTAATCTCCCTCCTGTGGATTAGATGCTGCCAATGCCATGGCGGATAGTGCTACCCCTACATTATTTTCATGTATCTTTTTATTGGAAGGTGTTAATATCTCATTTATCCCGGAAATTAATTTTGTTATCTGCTCTACAAATACTGTTATCCTATCTTTTACGCTTTGTACAAAAAGCGCCGGTGCATTAATAACGGCTTGTGCCGCCCTTATAGCTGCCAATGGTTCCGCTGTAGCGTTTAATATAGCAGCATTAGCAGCATTGAAAAGATTAAAATATTCTTCAGATGCTTCGGCTGCAATATTTTTACCTGTATTAAAAAAAATCTTTATATTTTCTAACAAAGTATTTATATCATCTGTATCAGGAATTACATCATTTGCAAAGGAATCTTCAAAAGTAGTATCCAGGACCTCCTTATCGGCTTCTATTTTTTCAGCAGGAGCAACCGTTGTCTTGGGATTATCTTCTGTTATCGTTTCTATTATTATACCGGTGATCTTAGTAGTATTATACGCGGTATTATCAAAAGCTAAAGATACCGGGTGTACTATAATTCTGCCATAGAATGGATGGGATATGGTCCAAGCCCTGGGATCATCTGCTGATTTTTCAAATTCTTTAGATTGCTCTAAATGATCATCTCCTTCAAAATAAATTTCAAGATTATATTTTCTGGCTTTTGGTTTCCTTCTATCTATTAAAGAGCCGGCAATCTCTGGAAAATCAAATTCAGCAATATTATATTCTTTTGCCTTAGAAGCATTTAACCAGTTAGGCGTAAATTTCTTACCGTCTCCGGTTTCAATTACTAAATCAGTTTTTATATTATCTAGCCAACTCATTTTAATAATGCCTTTTCTATCTGCTTTTTAGCTTGTTTTATATAAAATCCTTCCAGCTTTTTAGCGGTTTTTAAGGTTGCTTTTTTCATAAAACCTGTAGCTGTTTTTATTCTTACATTCCCGGACTTATTTATATAAAGCAAATCTACCCTTTCAAACCTAATATTAAGTCCAATTCTTTTTATTGATTTAACTCTCCATACAAGTCCTCCCCTTCCTGGTTTCCAATCCTGTACCAAACCGCCTACTCCTGCCTTTATAGATGCTTTTATAGCTCTTTGTGCCCAATTACTGCCCTTTTGTTTTCTTAATTTAATTCGTTTTTGAGCTAAAATGCTGGTTACCCTATTTGTCCTCTTAACATTTTTATTAAATGCAGTTGCAGCTTTTACCCCTGTTCGGTTTGGAATAAATGTTCTTCCTTTAATTATTCCTCCATGTTCCTGTTGTTCTAAGTCTTCAACCGCCTGATTGCTTCCTTTTAATTTGTCCGTTGTAAAGCCAATCTCAGCTTGCATGGTCCTAACATTGAACCCTTTAGCCATATTAACCTTGCTATTTGCCTTGAAAAAATTAGGTTGTCTATTTACAAATTCCTTCTCAGCACTGACAGGCATTGTCTTTTGTTTTACATCAAAAGCAGCATTATTTAAAGTTCCACGAATAGCAATAGGAAAAGCCGATCTATGTAGCTTTTCAAGCTTATTAGAATATCTGACTACTTCATCGGTATTTACATTTAAGATTGCCATTATATAGCTCGCATTACCCGGTTCGTGCCATCATTTGCTACCGCAATATATAATCCATTTCCATAAGTTATTTCTGACCAAATATTTGCTTCTGCTGCTAATTTTGCCGTCCAGGTGATGCCATCAGGACTTGTCATTACTCGATTGGTGCCATCAACTGATACTGCTACAAATAGTCCATTTCCGAAAGTTACGGCTTGCCATAAATTCGCCTCTGCTTCTGATCTTGCCGTCCAGGTGATGCCATCAGGACTTGTCATTACTTGATTGGTGCCATCACTTGATACTGCTACAAATAAATCATTTCCGAAAGTTACGGCTTGCCATAAATTCGCCTCTGCTGCTGATCTTGATGTCCAGGTGATGCCATCAGGACTTGTCATTACCCGATTGGTGCCATCAACTGATACTGCTACAAATAAACTATTTCCGAAAGTTACGGATTGCCAATTATTCGCTTCTGCTTCTGTTCTATCAGTCCATGTGATGCCATCAGGACTTGTCATTACTAATCCAGCCCCTGAAACAGCTACAAATAATCCATTTCCGAAGGTTACAGCTTGCCATGTGGATGCTGTTGAAGCTGCTCGTGCCGTCCAGGTCTCACCGTCTGGCGATGTCATTACCCTGTTGGTGCCGTCAGTAGATACGGCAACAAATAATCCATCTCCGAAAGTTACAGATTGCCATATATTAGCCTCTGCTGCTGATCTTGATGTCCAGGTGATGCCATCAGGGCTTGTCATTACCCGGTTCGTGCCAATGGTAGCTACTGCTACAAATAGTCCATTTCCGAAAGTTACGGATTGCCAAATAGTAGCCTCTGCTGCTGATTCTGCAATAAATTGTGTATTAATTCTTTTTATGATCAGCTCGAGCAAAACATCCATAAACTCAAATCCATTTTTTGCACTTTCGGGTAAATCATTAAATGTTTTAATTAATAATTCAGCACCTTTTTCCATAAATTGGTGAGAATCTCCATAAACTTCTTCATCAACAGGCGTACCAGGTGATACGCTTGGTACTACATCCTTGATTCTCCCAAAAGGAAATTCACTATTTGGTGCTTGTACATTTGGTTTATTCTTTAAAATTCGTGCCATTGTTTTTGTTTTTTAATTAAAGTTAATAAATAAAAATCCTATCGATGAAACAGGTTTGATTTTTAAAATAAGTTGCCTAAATTCATCTTCACGTGCTTTTAAAACATTTGCAAAAGCACCAACAGGGTTAGCCCCCACAAAAAAGGTGCTTCGTAAAGTTGCTCCGGTATCAAAGCCAATATCTTTATCTTCATCAATAAAATTAGCTATCAGAGTTATTCCCTGCTCACCTATTTGCATATGTTCCATTTCTCCATGTTCAATGCCTCCATGAACAGCTACATCAGTACCAGCCAATGAGGCTACGTCAAATGCTGTCTTTGTTTTAAAGACATTAGGGCTTGTCATTACCCGGTTCGTGCCATTTTGTGATACAGCCACAAATAAATCGTTTCCAAAGGTTACAGATAGCCATTGATTAGCTTCTGATGCTGATTCTACAGTCCACGTAATGCCATCAGGGCTTGTCATTACCCGGTTCGTGCCGTCAAATGATATAGCTACAAATAAACCATTTCCAAATGTTACATCTATCCACGAATTAGCTTCTGCTGCTAATCTTGCGGTCCATATGATACCATCCGGAGAAGTCATTACCCGGTTGGTGCCGTCTTGAGATACCGCTACAAATAATCCATTTCCGAAAGTTATGGATCGCCAAATATTAGCTTCTGCTGCTAATTGTGCAGTCCACGTGATGCCATCAGGGCTTGTCATTACCTGATTTATGCCATCAAATGATACAGCAACAAATAGTCCATTTCCGAAAGTTACGGATAGCCAAATATTAGCTTCTGCTGCTGATCTTGCAGTCCATGTAATGCCATCAGGACTTGTCATTACCCGGAATGTGCCGTCTTGAGATACCGCTACAAATAAACCGTTTCCGAAAGTTACGGATAGCCAAATATTAGCTTCTGCTGCTACTCGTGCAGTCCACGTGATGCCATCAGGACTTGTCATTACCCGGTTCCCGCCATCACTTGATACTGCTACAAATAAACCATTTCCAAATGTTACATCCCGCCAAGTATTAGCTTCTGCTGCTGCTTGTGCAGTCCATGTAATGCCATTGGGGCTTGTCATTACCTGGTTCCCGCCGTTATCCGATATAGCTACAAATAAACCATTTCCAAATGTTACATCTATCCACGAATTAGCTTCTGCTGCTGAACGTGCAGTCCATGGGATACCATCAGCATAAGTTGGGAACCGGTTTTCAAAAACAAAAACATTAAATCCCGCATCCTGAAGTTGCCCCTGCAAATATAAGAAATTTTGACGTGCCGGAATGTTTCCCGGGTGTCTTATTTTTCTTATAATAGCTAATTTTCTATCCGATAAAGGAACGGCAGGATTAGTTATTAATCCCAAACGCCTTTCCCAATCCGTAGCATCACCGGTTGTAAAGTTGTCATTATCAGGCAACGCACTATCTAAAATACTAACAGCATCATCAAAAGCTCTTTGTTCACTTTCTGAAAGTGCTGAATTTAATTTATCCAAAACGCCTCCAAATGGTATCTTAAAAGCCCTGCCGGTTGGATAAAGGGTTTTTCCTAATTTCTTTATTTTGGTTAAGGTTGTCATTTTATTTTACTGCCATTTATAGCCACCTGCCATTTTTCTATTTCCACTTATTACATCAGATATATGAGCTGCATTAACACCCGTTTTTCTAAAAGCCTCATTTCTTGATCCATACATTCCAACCAAAAGTCCATCTAATGATATTTGAATACAGGATTTGCTTCTTTTATTCAAACTCCCTTTTTGATATAAATCAATATTTTTATCAGCATGTTTCATGTTTTCTTTAGGCGTAACCCATTCTAAATTTTCAGCTCTATTATCTCCTTTTATTAAATTTTTATGATTGACTTCTTTTTTATTTTGCAAATTAAGAATGAAGGATTTTGCTACAATTCTATGAATAATAAATCTTTTAGTTATACCTTTTTTAGATAGCATAATACTAACATATCCATTATTATGGATAAGTTTTCTTAAAATTCGCCCTTTGAAAGTTTGAATGCTTCTAAATTTAGAATAAATAACTCTATCTAAAGATTTAATTTCTCCTAAATCGGATACCTGATATAAGCCTTCGTATCCTTTTATGTCTTTCCAGATTTCTTTGAGGTTATCCATAATATGTAACACTGTTAAGATGAGGAATATTCCCTAAATCAAAAGTAAAACTGTTAACAGAACCACTATCTATCATAAGATCAACGGTTGTAAAAATACTTCCTGGTTCTGCATTAAGTATTATACTAATTACTTTATTTATATCAATAATATCATTCTTATTTGCCAACACGTCTGCAGATGCAACAAAAGGCCTTATATCATCTAATACGGCTTTTATAGCATTAAAAATACTTGTCTCCTGGGCAGGTGTCAAGCCTACAAATTCCTGAATTTCTATATCTACTTCCTTTATTGTTACCGGTAAATAATTGACTATTTCCGTAAGTGGCCTTCGACCTCGTTCATCCAAAGGCCTGGTATCATCGGGGTCAAAGTCAACAACATCCTCTACATCTGCAAGCAATTGGGCCGATGGCGTTCCTTTTCCGTCTGTACTATCAGCTATTGTCGCTTCTATAAATAAATCTACTTCACTTGTAGCTCCCGATTTAGCAAAAGGATATGATCTTAAAACTCCTTGTGCATCGGCAGCCCAAATTATATAATCAGAACCGGCACCCCCTTGTGGTTCTAATTGATAAGCCTGTAAGCCCACTGTTCTATATACCTCAATTTCTTCTGCTGCCAATGGTGCTATGGCTTCGCTGGTTACCGTAACTATTTTATCTACGTCTGCTATTGGAATAGTAGCTGTAAGTTCCTCTCCTACTTCTAATTTACTATCTACACCCGCTTCTAAAGCTCTTAATGTTATGCTATCAGAACCAACAAGTGTATATTCATTATCTAAAATAAATAACTTGCCTGGATTAACCGTATCATCATTGCTTTTAAAGGTAGTACTGGCTTCTATTAAAGCTCCTACTGTTCCAGTTACCGCAACTACATATTGACCGGCTGTTGCTGCAAAAGGATTTCTGCCTAGTTTAATCCTGCCAAAGCGTTCCAAGGTGCCACCGGATGCCTCCGGGTCTGCTGTATCTATAAATATGTTTTTCTGTAACTTTCCAATGGCTAGATAATATAACTTTAATTTAGCAGCCTGGACGGCTGCCAGTGCAATTAAAAATACTTTTCCAAATCCAGGAATAGTTATATTAAATTCCGCTTCCAGATCATCTAAAATATCTTCAAATAATTCGCTAAGTGTTGGAATTGTTATCATCAGTAATTATTTCTTGGTTAGTAAAATCCCATATAAATTGAAATTCTTTAGCCACTAAGTTTTCCGGTTCTAAAATTGTAACTAAAATACGAACTCTGTCCGTAGAGACAATAGAAACATCTACAGATACGTTAGCAAAAGCATCCATAAATTCCAAATCTTTTTTTACTACATTTTCTATCTCTAAACGTCCGGCACTATTTACAGCTATATTATTTAAGAGCCTTTCCGTTAAGGAATTAAATTGCACTTCTGGTTTATTAGGAAGTAAACTATTGCCCCACCAATCAAAAGCCTGTTCGCTTGGGATCCGTTCTACAGGAGTGGAAGCTTTTACATTACCTCCAAAAAGAGCCAGATAAGGCATATTTTGAAAGCCAAATATAAAAGACAAGTCATTTCCTTTTAAGACTAAATCTCCGCCATTTCCTGATTCTATTACTTCTAAATCCATATTATTGTCCAACTAATCCTAAAGTAGAAGTCGTTGCTATCTCTACAATATCACTATCGGAAGTTACTTTGGTTCTTTGGTTAGGATCATTAACATCTATATTAATTTTTGCATTACCAAAAGATTCTATTGTTTTTGTTAAAGCTTCCTGTTCTGCTGCTTTAGGATTAACCGCAGCTTTTGGTACTGGCTTTCCACTTTCATCAGTTACATTAATATCATCCTCACCTAAGAAGGCTCTAGCGGCAGCTTGCTCTTTTTTTGAAAATTTAAAGGCAGGTGTCAAATCAACCTCCGCACCAAATAATCCTAAAAGTGTTTGCCATGCAGATTTTATATCATTTATTGCTTGTTTGGCAGTAACCCGCATTAAAAGCCACTGTTGCTCCCAGGCAACGCCAATTTCATCCCAAAATACAATTAATAACGTTATCGCAGCTATTAGTGCCAATATTCCTAAAATGATAAGCACAATTGGATTTGCTGCCAATACTGCATTCCAAAGCAATGTAGCACCCGTTACTAATTTCACTCCCAGCGCCCATGTTCCCATAACAATGCTTGCCGTTACCAATATTGCTTTTAAAGCAAGTAATCCAAGTATGGTAACTCCTATTACTTTTAACCAAAATATCCCTCTTTGAGCCAGCGCCCTTGTTCTTTTTTCCTGTTCATTCAATTTATCGGATGCCTTTGCCGTCCCACTTGCCAGACTTAACATTTCTGTTGCTACCTGAGTAATTCTTTTTAAAGTATTAGCTAAAGCCCCTGTTCCATCTTCCAATGATAAAATCCAGCCTTCCCAGGCACTATTAAGAAGAATACTTGCTCCACGTAAAGTATTAAGTTGTTTTGTTGCTGCTAATGCAGCTGCTCCTGAAAGCTCATGCCCTTTAGCTGCACTTCTTAATTTTTCATCAAGTTCATCAGTTGCTCTTATGCTTTTTGATAAGATAGCAGCTGATACGGCTGCCCTTTTGCCAAATTCATCATTTGCTGCAGTTAATTTATCCTGATTTTTTTCAATTTTACTAAGGATTTGAGAATAAGATAATCCCTGTTTTGCACTTTCTATAAATATATTTCTAAGTGCCGTTGCAGAGGAGGAGGTATCTATTCCTGCATCAGATAATTTTCCTAATAAAGCTACTAATCTTGTAAATGGAACGCCCGCTGCATTCGCTGCTCCAGCTACTATTGGTAGTCCGGTTTGTAACTTTTCAAAGTTCAAAGCAGAACTTTGAGTAGCAACCGTCAATTGATCTATAATTTCAGGTGTATCAATTGCAGAAAAGTCATCAAATGTTTTTATCATTGCACCAACCAATTCTGCAGTATCGGAAAGCTCCCCCCTCATAGCAATTGAGCCCGATATGGTTGCTTCGGTCATATTTATAATATCGGGAGTTTCAAATCCAAGACGTGCAAAAGCTTCCTGTAATCCGACTACTTCTGTTGCGGTCTTGGCTGTAATAGCACCAAGCCGTTTAGCATCAGCCTGTAATGATATTAATTCGGGACCTGTGGCTGTTGCCATCACAGAAGCCAGGTTCGCATTTGCTTGTTCAAAATTTGCAAAAACGCTTACAGCATTGCCAACAACGCCTATTATTGCCGTTGCTCCTAAGATTAATCCGAAACTGCCTAAAGCTCTTGAAACTCTCCTTATTGGAGAAGTTAACCTTGTAAAAGCTCTGTCTGCCCTTGCTACTGCTATCTCTGCTTTTACAGCAAAAGATTTAACACTTTTTGACATGACCCGGGTAACCTTAGAGAACTTATCAACTGCCGTAAATTTTGTAAATAAATTAAAAGCCATTATCTTTTCTTTAAATCTTTGATAGTTGCTATAACATCATCATACCAGTATTCTAATCCCTGGTAATCTTCGTTATCTAAATAAAGCTCTTTGATTATGTACGGAGGCCAGTGGTGTTCCCTGACAACAGATTTGATCATGTTGTCGATAGATTCTGCATCTAACTTACAAAAAAAATTACGATAGCATTTGTAATTTTTCTATCTGCAGTATCAAGGGCTTTTATTATTCCCTTTGCCTGACCTGTGAGGCAAGCCAGATAAGCAACTATACGAGCATCACCATTGCCTGCTTTTACTCCTTTTAAATGGGGCTCTAACATTCTATCATTTAATCTCGACTTATAATCAAGATGAGTTAGTGCCTGTTCTTCTTTTAATGGGAATAAAAGCTCTTGTTTAAATTCCCCTTTGTCATTCAAAGACAAATAACCCAAAGAAATGGCTTCTACGAGAATTTCTATTGCATCTTTTAATTCTTCCCGGGCTGAGGGGAATATTTTTTTTCTGTCTAACCAGCCATCAATTTCTTCAACGGCTTGTTCAAGTTGCACTTTTTGTTTCATATTATCCAACTATCTTTTTTAGTTTATTACCACCGGATACTTTCAAAGTAAATGTAGCTGCATTACCATTGCCTTGCATATCTCCTACGGGCTTACCCGTTCCGCCATAAACAGTTCCATTGATATTAGTAATTGTCCATTCTGCCTCAACTGGAGACTCGGCAAGTTCAACCAATTTCTCTAAATCACCCCTTACATTCATATCCCATGCAATAACAAGTTCAATAAACCATCTAACACGATTCATTTGATCTATCATTTCTCCATTCCCCGCTACCATGTTAGCATCATCATTAGAACGAAATCCACCTAGATCATAAGTGGAATCCTCATTTGCCTTTGGTAAAATGACACCTGATCCTACTGTTGGATGATTAAAAGTTATTTCTATAATATCTCCTCCTACTGCCATAGTATTATTTTAAATAGTTCCAAAATTAAATCCGGCTTCTGCGGTTGTACTTGCTATCCTTGTAAATCCACTTCTTTTATATCGGAAAAATGTTTCTAATCTATCGGGATTAGTTGTACTGATTACAACGGTAATAGAATCTTGCATAAATGCAGGATCAACAATTAATGCCTTAACTGAAAGGGATTCTGCATATTTATCAATTATTTGTTTCCATTGTTTAGGCTTAATAATATTTTGTGCAGAAACGGTATCATCATCTGCTGCTATTGCATGATCTACAACATTTATAAGCTCGAGTAAAAAATATCCAAATCTAACATTGAAGTCTATCATTAGGTTCCTTGAATATCTAAATTGTGGAGGCGTTTCGCCCACTGGATGATAAGTAGTAACAAAATCCTCTATCTGATATTTTTCATTAACCAGGTCAACAGTAGAAGATCCCTTTTTAACAATAGCATCTCTATTGTCATAAACAGCCATAGAACCTATTATGAGTGGTGTAGGCATATCTACATAAGATCGACCTGCTACGTCTAAATGTGGGTTATCTTGTGCCTGTCGTCCAAATAGTAATGACATATTAGCACTTGCTTCAAAAGGTAATCCGGCACTTAAGGGAGCCGGACATATAGCTATTGTAACTTCATCTTTTCTACCATCTGTAACACTTGAAGGATCATCTGCAACAGAACCGGTAAGGGCTATAAATGGCTTCATTATAATTCCTGCATATCTACCTGTAGGGTTATTAGGATCGGGAATGCCGTTAAAATCTTCTAAGGTATCTAATATGCTGGTAACTGTTCCATAACTATTAATTACAATAGTATTCCAGTTAGTACCAAATAAATCTAATGCAGCAGAAATGCTTGGTGTTGCTGAGCCAGATTGAATAGAAACAACTGCGTAGGTAATACCTAAGTCATTATCATTGGTATCAACGGTTACTGAAATATCATTAGCGGTTAATCCTTTCCATTTGCTTGTAAGTGTTGCTTCGTAATCTGTATTGGTTGCTGTTACCGGAGAGCCTGTTACCGCATTTATTGCATCTGATATTTTAGCTGTAATATCTGCGGTTGTATCATCTTTTAATATATTAATATCATAAAATAATCCATCAATTCCGTTTCGTCCTGAAATTTTCAAAGTGTGTGTTCCATTTCCTGTAGCAGTTCCAACAGGGGTAACGGTTAGGACTTTTGCAGCAGCACCGGCAGCAACAGCTTGTGGATAAACAACTGTAGGTATACCTCCAATTCCACCGCCACCTAATGGATATAAAATTCTTAAGATATGATAAATAGGAGAGCCAAAACCATATGAAATACCGCCCTGTTGTGCAGATGTCATTTCTTTTGCAGCAAGATCTAAGGTTGCTTGTTCTGCAGTATTGGCTTCTGCTAAAATTGCAATTCGCTGAGGTAAATTTGGTGTATCTTCAGCGAAATCACCTTTGACAATTTTCCATCCTACAATTCTTGATATTCTTTCCGAACCTACTGCATCTGAAGCCATATATCTATTATTTTTTAATTAGCGGTATTTTGTGATTGGGTTTAATAGACAACAAAAAAATACATATTATTTTAATTAAAAAAGTTTTTGGGTACAAAAAATGTTTATTTTTCCGTTATAATCTTTTCTTAAGCTCTTCGGCCTTATCCAAATGCCATTTTTCCTTTTCCAATTCCTGTTTCATATCATCCTTATGTCCTAAACGCATACGATATTTGAAAGCTGTTAATGTACAAAAATTAATTACTGCCTGAATACCCCAAATAGAAACCATCATATCAATGGTTTCTATCGGGTATTTTTTATAATGGGATGGATTTATGTTGTCTTTAGGCATAATTTTTCAATTATTTTAACGTCTCACAACAGGGACATTTAACTTTGTAATAAAGAATTATTCCCTTTTTAAAGGGTTTTTTCATTCCATCCAACATTTCATTGGGAGTTCTTGTATCTTCATCTGCTGTTTTCCATTCCATTACTTTATATTCCTTTCCATCCTCTACAAACGTAGCTTCTGGTGATACTTCTCCGAGTATTTTGAAATTCTCTATTGGCAACTCTCCCAACTTATGCCATTCGTCATCCAAAAAATCATTAAAAGTACCAAAGCGAGCTAATAATATTTCATCATTTTTAATTTCTGCCACATTTTCGTACCCCTTCCAATCTCCCCTTACTTTATCACCCACTTTAATATTTAATGCCACCATGAATGGTTTTGCCTTTTTAAACTTAATATACTCAGTATTTTTGGGTGAAACATCATCTCTCCATATACCGAAATTTATGGTTGGATAAGTTTTTATAGTTTGCCCAGTCCAATCTCCCCTTTTTATCTTACCCTTAATAAGCGAAAATTTAATTAGTGCTTTCATTTTATTGAGTTTTAGTGGTTAAAATAATTGTAGTTTTGTTTAATTTATTTTTCACTCTGTCTGTAATATTTTCGGTTCTTTCAATCAATATTTCTAAAGAATCTTGGTTTTTTTGCATCAATTCTATATTGCCTTGTGCTATTTTTTCTATTTGGAAAGTTTTTATGATATTATGAATTTGAACAACTATAGTAATGATAAGCATTGCAAATATTATATATTCTATTCTTTTCATTTCTTCTTATTTTAATTAAAATAATTCCAATAAAAATTATAACTGACCGGATCTAAGGTTTTCTTTAGAAATCCATTATCCTTGAATTTATACCGGTATAACCTATCTATATGGCTTCTACCTCCTAATTTGCCTATTCCATGCTTTATTCCCAGAGAATACAATTTATCAGGTCTAAATACTTTATAATTTAAGGTCCTGTATAAATGAAGATCAGTAAATGTTTCATAATCCGGACACCATTCAAAGTTCATGTCAGGTTTTATAAGCGTATTCATTGCTGCAGAACGCTGATCGTGCAGCATTTCAAAGTACTTTTTTATCTTTATATTGTAATAAATAGTATGATTTGTACCAAAAAGGTCAGGTTTGTCATGTTCTAACCATTTATCTGTCATATATCGTAGATAATCCGGGGAATACCAATCATCATTTTCCCAAAATACAATAATATCAAGCCCTTTTTCCCTTAAAAGATCATATCCTTTACGATACCTCCATGTAATATCTGGCTTATCTGATTTTGGTTCATCATTTACTATGGCTATACAATGCGGTTTTAAAGTTTGTGCTTCTAACATTCTGATACTATTGGCAAGCAATTTAGGACGATCACCTCTATCTGGAATTATAATACCTACTTTCATCATTATTTTGCCCCCCTGGCTTACACCGTAGGGGCTAATTTTAATCTTCTCTGGATTTTAGTGGTATAGTGTCATAAAACTTTAAATCGCTTAAAAACGCTTATTCTGCCAAATTATTTATCTTTATCGGAATCTATTTTTGATTTTATTAATTTCTACCTGTCTTTTTGCCTGATATTCACGTCCTGTATTGCCTAAACTCTTTTGCCCCTTGTGTCTCCGATACCTTTGTAAAAAAGAATCACAATAATTTAATTTACACCCTTTAGAAAGTAATCTCATATTAAACTCATATTCTTCGCCACACCAAAGCGTTTCGTCAAACCCGCCAAACCTTTCAAAACAATCCCTTCTATACATAACAGTACCGCCATGTATGATATTATTTAGAAGCATATCACGCAGCGTTGGCTCCTTGATAGGTGGTATATAATATTGCTTTCCTCCTTTTGACCAGAAATTAATAGCCATTCCATGAATGAAATCAAATCCATCAATAGCTATCAGGCTATTTTCTATGCAATTTGGTGTTAAAAGATCATCGTCTGCACATAATTTTATATAATACCCCTTTGCTTTTTTAATCCCTTCATTAATATTATAGCTTGCACTACCAGATGATTTACTGACAATAATCTCAACATGTGGATAAGTTTGCGTTTCAGCTGCCTTTACTGTATCAGCCAAAAAGCCCCTGTCCTCATTACATGGAATAATTATACTAACTAGCATTGTTTCTAAGAAATTTAGCAGGATTACCAATCATTACATAATTATCCGGAACATCATTTAATACAACTGCACCCATTCCTATGGTTACATTATTGCCTATCTTGACTTTATTTTTTATCATACATCCAATACCCAGATAACAATTATTGCCAATCGTAACACTTCCACCCAATATAGTACCGGCTATAATAAGACAATGCTTACCAATTTTTACATTATGTGCTATATGGCAATTGTAATCAATCTTTGTACCCTCTCCTATAAAGGTTACGCTTAATGTTGGTCTGACAATATTAGTCCCTGAAAATATTTCAACCTTATCTTCCATTAATAATTCTCCGACATGAGGGATTCTAACATATTCAGTTCCATCCCATTGAAATCCAAATCCTTGATCTGAAAAAAATACACCCGGATGTATATCTGTTCTTTTTCCTATCGTAACCCAATCAGGAATAAGTGTTTTAATATTCCATTCCATTGGATATTTTTTACGCTGTTCCATTACAAATTCTAATCGCTGTACATTTATTTCCTGGTTCATTTTACAGTGGCTTTAAATAAGTGTTTTTTAATATCGTCAAACAAAATTATTTCCTCTATATCCAATAATGTACCATACCTTTCAATAATACTTTCCGGGGTTAGAAATACCCGGACATGAGCAGGATCGTTTCCTATTGGTACGGAGCCAATAAATTTAGTTCCGGATTTTAGATTTTTTAGGACAATAATGTCGTTATCAATGTGCTCTAATGTTTCCAAGCATATAACGGTATTATAGTTGGAATCAAATGATTTCCTGGCATCATGTAAAAAAAATCGTTGGCCATTTCTTTCTATGGCCTTTTGAATAGCAACTTTACTAAAATCAATCCCTATATAAGAATGATAATCTAAATGAGTAAATAACATTTCTGCAAATTGACCGGTCCCGCATCCTATTTCTAAAATAACATCAGAATGATCAATATAACTAATTACCTTTTTCCACATCTCGTAATAGACGGTATCACTATAATGGCAGTTGTATTTCTCTAATTGAAATGCTTTATCGTAATATTCTGCTTTTCTATATCGTCCCATTATTGTATTTTATTAAGTGTAGCAAATTGACCATGTATTTCAATGGCTTTTTTATTATATGCCAAAGCAGCTTCTTCTTCATTTTTAAATCTTCCTACCCAGATTTTAACTTGATCTTTTTTTAATTTACATTCCCATAAATTTCTTGTTTTGTCATAATTAACGCCATAATATTTAGATGTTGATTTTCTTTTATGATGACGATTTACTGCATTTTGGGATCTGGTTACTTTCCTTAAATTATTTTTTTGATTATTTAAACTATTGCAGTCTTTATGATCTACAATTTCTCCCTTTCTTGCCGACATAACAAATCTATGTAAAGACACATGTTTTCCATTAAGCCAAATTGTTGCATAAAAATTGTTCCTATGCTTTTTATTGCTATGATTGGCTTTAATTGATATTTTATGATTTTTAATTACACTATAAATAGAATCATCAATTTTTACTATTTGGATTCCATATTTGGGGGATATTATATTTATTTCAATCATAATTTTTCCCAATTTTTTAAAAATTCAGGAGGATTTAAATTTCTCGTACCTCTATAGTCATGTTTTATAAAATCTTTGACCGGAAATTCAATAAGCATAGAGCTTTTACTTTGTTCATATAAATCTAACATCGTCTTAATGCAAGGAGCTCCATGTTTTATAAATTTCTTATATTTTAGATATTGAATTTTATTTATAAGCATAAAATAAGGATGCAAATAAGGTATTCCGATAGTAACATTTCTTCCATTCTTATCCGTATAGCATATTTCTCCTATGCCATAGCTTGAATCTTTAAGATTTGCCTGCATTTTTTCTATTATACCTCCCTTTTTCATCTCAATATCACTATCAAAAAGTAATGCCTGCTTTGTTTTACACTTTGAAAAACCATAATTTAGTCCCCTTCCATGTCCTATATTGCTCCCTATGTGGTAAATAGTACAATTATCATAAGGATTTGACTTTAAATAAATATCGCACTTATGTCCCGGGGTGGATCCGTTAACAATTATCAAAGGCAATTCAGGATAGAATTTTCTCACAGATTTTATGACTCGATCAATAAGGCCTTTAGTATTATAGACAACAGTTATTCCGGTTATCATTTTGCTTAAATATCCCTTGTTTTGTTAATTAATTCAGGATTTTCGTAAATGTTTCCTTTATAGGAAAATGTTTCAACACTTTCGCTATTCATTGGAAATATTTTACCAGTTTTCAAAGATTTTATTCTGTAGCATAAAGCACATTTATAAAGTCCAATATCTAATATTAACCACAATATGCCCCACCCATCTTCGTAAATAAAATCAACATAAACCTCTTTGCCGTTCTTATCTTTTAATCCGGTGAATTGCATCCAAACGTAAACATCACTATCGTTTCTTAATAAGATGTTTAGGTGCCCTGGCGGACAAAGTGGGTCGGTAAGTATTACTTGCTTTTCCTTATCCCAAGCCATAAATTTAATTTCTCTGTTTTCCATGATTTTGAGTTTTAGTTAGCCAAAAGAATTTGTTTTAATCGTTCACCTGTTGCCCTATAGCTATGTTTTTCTTTAACCCATTTATAAATTTTAGTTTGAAGATTACTAATAGCCAGCTTTTCAATATTGGAAACCATTAATATTGCATCTTTAAATTCCTTTTCATTAGCAACCAATATCATTGGACATTCTCCGTATATTTTTTCGTAAATATCTTTATTGAGATTTTGAGTAATAACAATCTTGCCACAAGAGGCTGCCTCTAAAGACGCATATCCATAATGACCATATTCGAGGCCTTCAATTTGAGGTTTGAAAAGCTCAATATATACATCGCAATCAGATATTCTTTTCATATTTTCTGAATGAGGCAATATTTCTTTAGAATAAATAAAATCAAAATTTCCTTTTATTTCATCCATCATTGAAACAATCTGATCAGTTCCTTTTATTTCCGGATTACTTGGATAATGAGCTATTTTTATAGGACTATTTACCTGGTGCTTAAATGCCATAGAGTCTTTAATATCAACACATCTCTCAACATATTGCATATTTTTAGCTCCTAATTTAAAAAATTCGCAATGATTTGTCAGGGTACCATGAACTCTCAAATTAAAGACCGTATTACAAAAAGAGAATCTTTTACGATAAAAATTGCCGGTATGAAAAACAAATATCTTTGCAGATGATCTGGCATGTCGTCTTACGTAAGTAAATGAATTGATACAACTATGAAATACTACAATTATATCAGATGTTCCAATTAATAAATTTATCTCTGACCTTAATTTTATTGGACTTTCCGATTCATAATTAAATGTATGTGGAACCGTTTTAACATCAATACAATCAACACCGGCAAGCCTTAAGGCATTAGCCATATTGTGCATGTGATTTGCCCAATCGTTATCGCAAAGAAATAATATCATATTATCTGTCTTATCACTTCAAAACATTCAGCATATTTGCATCCCGCCTGCAAGCCCCTATAAATTGCATTGGATTTTATAAATTCCGGCGACATATATAGCCTATAGCGTTGTGATTTATATTGCTGAAGTGCTTTTATCTTGTTATCTAAATGCTTTTTTTCTACTTTAAAAAATGAATCAGAAGAAAAAGAAAAGCAATTTTGAGGGAAGCTATACCCATAAATAGTTTTATGCTTAAAAGCCCTGAGTGTTTCCTCATAAATAACCTTATGGTCCTGATGAATGTCATGTTTGGAAAATGTAAATACTGTATCAATATCAATGTCCTTTTTTATTCCAATCATTACTTCTAAAATTCCCTGTCTAACTTCGGAAAATAATCTAACTTTATTATTCATTGCAAGTATCACACCATTAACACCCAACTTATTACAAGACATACGCATTTCATCTTTTAATTCTTTATTTCCACAATAGGAAAATGCAATGACATTAATGGTATTACCTTCCTCTACCAATCTTGAAATTGTAGCACCTGCTCCAAATTCTGCATCGTCAGTATGGGCACTAATAAATAAATAATTCATGATTGCAATTCTTCTCCGGTTAATGCGAAGTATAAGTTTTGTAATTGGTGGACGTATTTAATTTCTGATGTGTATCCCAATCTTGCATCATAATGTCCTAAAATACCTAAGCTATATATTCCATTCTTAAAAGGCACTATTTCTATATAGCAATAATAACTTTCTACTAAATTACACCAATGTCCACTTTCGTTTTTCTGTAACCCAAACTTCTTTAACCATTCTTCTGTGAGGGGAATTGGTTGTAAATGTTCATATTTTTCCATAAAAGAGCCATAATAACAGCGTTTTTCGCCTAACGTTTTTACAGCCCAATAATCCCAATTAGCGTGTACGTCGCTAACATAGTTCCCTATTCTTAATTCAGTTGCTTTCATTCTATCCTCCCCCTGCTTACATTAAATGTTTTAGAAATCGTCCTATCCAGCCATACACATTTTGCACCGGAATCAAATACCCGGGATATAAATTCAAAATCTCCCATTCTTTCGTAGGCAAAATGATGGATAAATTTAAAATAAATTTCCTTGCTTACAAAAAAACATCCGCCTCCTATGGACCCCCTTAGTGGACTTTTGCCCCATACATTGTCTTGTGGATAAATACCGCCACCCCTTATTCCTATCCAAGCCTTGACAAAGATAACATCCGCTTGAATATCTTTAATTTCATTGAAAATATTATAATCAACAAGGTAATCATCATCATCCAATAGATATACCCATTTACCTTTTATTTCTGATAATGCTAACTGAAATGAGCTGTTGGCATAATATAAACCCATTCCTTTTTTATCTTTAATAAATATCTGTTCAAAATCACCTTTCATCTTAGATATTGAACGCTGATTTTTCTTAAATCCTTCAGGTCTTTTATCTCCATGTATCCTGGTAATCACAGAAACAATAGGAATCTTACCACCATAGCTTAATTTCGTGATCTCATAATTGTCCCTAATAGCCATAAGCTTATAAAAAGAAACATCTTGTCCTACCATATTTTTTAGTTTGTTAGAATCAGAATCGATAATCGTATATCTATCCCATTTTTTTTGATGTCCTCCACCCCCCACTGTTGTAAAGCCATGTTTTATCCCTACACAAATAGGCTTATCAGGTACAAATGTTTTACCCTGATTTGATTTCCATAACTCAATATCTAAATACGAACATTTATAATCAAACTCACTTCTAAGTACGCTCCTGGTTACAAGCGTAGCCATCATGCTTGCTCTTTTCCTATGGACAAATACCGCGTACTGCTTTGTAACTATATGATAATAAATGCTTTGCCCTATGCCATAAATTGCCGGCTGATCAGCTTTCTGCCACTTTTCGATTAGGGTCTCAATATAATTATCAGCATACCAATCATCGTCCTCCCAACAAATAACTACATTACATCCTTTATTAAATAATTCCTTGAATCCCAAATGATAACGATAAGCTATATCTATACCATTTAATGAAGTTTCATCATTTACTATTCTAATATACTTCGGCTTTACTGTTTGTCGTACTATTAAAGATTTTGCCTTACCTAAAAAATATGGCCTATTACCTTTAGTTGGAATCACTATCCCAATTACAATCGCTGATTCTTCCGGACCTATTCTTTCAAGAAAACCCTTTTTTACTAATCTCCTGGCTTGTCCAGGCGGAAAATCTCTATCACCGACAATTGTTAAAGAGCCATCTGTCTGCTTCCTTGTAAATATCTTATTGAAAGCTCCATTTACCGTTAATGCTTTTAGTTTATATCTCATTGGCACATTTCTGCATAAGTTCATACATTCTCATCAAAATAATATTCTACTGGAGGATCTACATGATCATAACACATTAGACAATTATATAACGAAATACCATCTTTACCTATGGAATCTACCTCTATAGGATGTGGACTATCTTTCTTTTTAAAATAATTCCCTATTCTTAATTCAGTTGCTTTCATAAGATTAAATTTTAGTTAATATTTATTTTTTCTTCAAAGACAGCGTATTCTCCCTGAGGGAAGAATTCTGAACTAAAGTCTTTTTCTTCGTATTGGAAAGAAAACTTATCTGGGGATTCCATCTTTTGAGATGTAAACTTATCCACAAAGATTTGTCTCGCTATCTCATAATCTGTCGCCACAACCCTAACCCAGAAGTTTTTCATTGGGACTCCATCGCTGTTCCAATGATTCTGTCCAAATGTGAAGTAATAGTTTTTCATAAAATTTGGTTTTGGTTAATATTTATTTCTTTCCCATCACAGCATTCACGTAATCAGACCAGGTATAATATTTTACTTTTAATTCTTTCATCACCAAATATACTAAAATATCCCTGATTACCATATTATAAACAGCTACGTCAAAGAAGTGATTTTGAACAATGCTATTTTTCTTGACCCATTTAGAGGCAATGCCTTGACCGTCTTTGTTTTCGGTTATTCTGTGTTCTGATTCGTAATGTGAAAAGAAATTACTATATAAATATTTGCCTTCTGAAGGGGTTGGAAAATTCATAAACCCTGAAGGTTGTTTGTCATCATTCCCAGGGTCCCACCTTAGCTCTATCCTATCAGCAAGATCATCCTTAATATTATTGACCTCAGCAAGATAAAGTTTACTTCGTTCTTTTGCTAATTTAAACGTAGGCAAATCTACACCTAATTTGATGAATTTTTCCGTGTCTTTTCCTTTTATTCCAATCACAAGAAATTTGGTATCGTCAATATAATTATATGCCAATGCTGTATAATGACCGGTATCAACACCGGTAATAAATATTTTCATTCTCCTTTTTGTATCTGTTAAAAATACTTTATCTAAAACTTTATCAAACTCTGGCCATACACTATTTGATTTGTGATGTTCATAGGTCCATCGTTCCCTATCTGCCTTGTATTTTTTTTGACCCTCCAAAGGAATGAACGTTCCTATGCTTCCCTGATCAATACTATAGCTCGATCCGCTTTCACTCCATGCAACAATTTCATAGTCCAGCCTGGCGTCATTGACTGTTCCGTTTAAATCACAGCAACAGGTGATCAAAACGATTTTACCATTTCCGTCCTTTATGGATAACTTTTCCGGCACCGAATTAATAGGATAATTACGGATATTTTTTTGCAGCTGATTAGCTTTCGGGCTTTTCCCTTTCTGTTCATAAGGTTCACCAAGGCAAAGATTGACAAATGTTTGATATAGATTTTCTTTCTGATTTCCTCCTATTGGATTAGCTTCCAAATATTGACGTACATAATGCTCCCAATCATACATGCCTGCCGGTGCATATAGGCTGGAAATATGAAAAGAATAATATCCTGGGGCTGAAGGTTCTGCTGTTGGGAAAAAATCGCCTGCTAAATTAAGTTCATATTTTTTGCTATCATCAAAGAAACCGGAACATTTTTGGCAAATATATCCAACACTACCGTTTATTAGTTTATTATTATTATCTAATCGCCATGTAATGCCCCCCTTTTCCTTACCATCTGTTCCATCAATATCAACAGACCAATTCAATATAATCAATTCACCGCAGCAAGGACAGGGAATATGCCACCTACGTTGATCACCTAATAAAAACTGTGGCTCAATATTAGATGTGTCCTTTAGTTCAGGAGTTGAAATATAAAACAGTTTCATCTTATCATAATAAGCAGCAAAGCGTTGTTCAATCATTTTAGCAGTGGACCCGGAAGACTTATCTGTCTTTTTAGCAGCATCAAAATCATCAATGAATCCATATTGGACTGATCTTTGTCGCATAAGTTTATGATTATTGGACGACCCAGCCACAAGCATACCCCCCGGGAATTCCTTTTTTGTATTTGTATCTCCGGTTTTCATGTTCCTGGCTCTATTAATATTTGATCTTATCAAATTTCTAATGCCACAACTGTCAATCATATTATCAATCTTGACTATTGCCTCCTCTGACAGGTCCGCATGACCGGTGAGTAATAATATGTTTCCCGGATTCTGTGAGATAATCCATCCAATTCCTGATTCAATAACTCCCACACTAAAACCAATTTGTGCTCCTTTCTTAACAGCAACAATCCTGGCCGGATGATTTGGATTTAAACAATCAACAATCTCTTTTGTATAAGGCGTAATATCATAACTAAATTTGCCCTTGTACCTCGAAACGCTGGAATCCATATACCTATTCTGCTCTGTCCATTCACTCGGCTTTATCGTTGACAGATGAAATCTACCGGCTTCTATTATTTCACTAAGATTTTCTAAATAATCCAATGACATTTATCCATATTTTTTTTATCCATTTACAAAAATTCTTGTTTTTTTCAGGCGGTGGAACACGAATACCATTATTATAATGTTCGCATCTTTCACAGGCAATCATCAAAGTAGCAGTAGCCGAATCATACTTATCGCAGCTGAAATTATTATATGAACACCTGAAAGGTATTTTATCTGCTTTCACCCCTTGTCCTTTTTTCTGAAAATTCTTCAATGATATTAATAATATCTTCTTTTGTTTTGCTTATGGTGCTATCAACGGCAATGTTTATTTCTTTTTTAATGATGCCCCGATATTTTGAAATGGTTTTATTATTCATTCCGATTTCTTTAGCCAGGATAGTTAGGACCTTGTCCAGGCTATTTTCAAATTCAACAATAGTATTCTTGGAATGCTGTGCAAATAAAATCTTTACCATTTCAGTAGGGATAACCTCTCCCCTCATTTTTTCTTCTTTGATAAGTGCTATCCTGGTATCAACTGTCTTTTTAGCAAGCTCTACTTTCTTTATTTTTCTGTCAAGATTCATCCATTCTCCTGAATCATTTTTTGACTTAATAATTTCTAACCGCTTTTTATAAAAAAAAATGTTAATATTTTTATTTTCATCAACCTTTCTATCCTTAGTAATAATGACCTTTCCCCTCTCCTCATAATTTGCTAATGCCGAAAGAGTTATTCCACATTTCTTAGCAAATTCCTTTTGAGTTATCTTATTCATTACTTACACAGCTGTCTCTTATACACATCTGACGCTGCCGACGA